TTTTGTCTGCATCAATTTAACTGTCGATAGGAAAAGCTTCCTAATAACAATCGTAGCATCGAAAGGAGCACCAGCAAAAACTCGAATCTTCTGAGCTTCTGCTTTAGCATGGGTAATGGGCTCATCTTTAAAAGCAGCATTAAAAACGATCGAAGCTCGCTGACCATTAAGGTAGCGATTTTCAATTTCTCTAACACGCTCCATAATCTCAGGCGTGGGTTCTACAGGGTCCATCAAACCATTGTAGGGTTCGATTGGAGTCAAGAATTGTTTCTTCACCTTTTTCCAAGGGAAGCCAGCAGAAGTTCCACGCTTGATTTTATCAAGATAGTCCACACCCGCAACACCATTAACAGCTGTCTTATCATCATATACATGGAGGGATTGCAAATCCTCCTCGTCCAAACGAGCTAGAATTTCGGTTATGAATTCTCTCTTAACCTGCTCCAATATAGATGGATTCAACTTAGTGGTGGGGTGCAACATGGGATCCAATTGAATGTGCTTAGGCTTCCAGCCTAACGTGGAAGGTTTAGTGTGAGTAACAACAAAACCACGTTTCTCCATAGCTGGTCTAAGCACATTGGCTACTACACGCGAGCGCATAGCAGCACGATGTCCGGCAAATGACCCATACACGTTGGCTGCTCCGGTTTCGAAATATCGAAATGGGCTCTTCTCATGTAAGGGTCCAAGTTCTTGCGTGGCAGTCTGAGCAGTCAACATCGGGGTGGAAGGTTCAATAGGATATGGCTGGAATTTCAAAAATTCTTTAGCCATCTCCCGCGTTATAAACAAAGCAGCCGTATAACGATCTTCATTTCCACCGCAATGAATACCTAATAATATAGGTCCCATTGGTGATTGCGAAACCAACAAACTACCACATTCTCCAGAAACAGTCAATCTTTCAGCGCGACCAATCCAAACAGGGACTTTAACAATATTACCGTCTTTATCAGTCAGATAATCCTCTGTCCCAGCTTTCTTTAAAAGAGGCTGGGAACCTCGGTTAATATTGTCAACCTTTATTCTAAAAGGTTCACCGGTTTGAGATCTGCCAATGTAAAAACCTTTGTGGTTCCCAAGTAAAGTACTACGACCGAACAAATCGGTCATATCTTTCTTTGGATTTAATCCACGAAGTAAAACAATGGCAATGTCGCGCTCTGGTAATCGATAAATCAGGTCCTGGGTAACACGCATAGTAATATCATGCGTTACACCATTCTCAGGACTCTGAACAACATGGAGATCGAATACCTCATCTTCCAAAAGGGCATGATTGTTCGTAAGATAAACTTTACCTCCCAAACAAAAGGCTCTAACGGGTTTCCGGGGTGTTGGATCTCCTAGCTTCGTAGAATAGAAAGCGACACAATTCTGGAGCAATATGTTCTCTAGCTGATCCGGTTTGATACCGAGATAGGATGAAATCTTAGGAGTCACCTCAAATGAAGTGGTCTGATAATCTTTCTTAACCCAAACTTGGGTTTTCTCTCCATCCTTAATCTCTGGTGTCTTTCCGGCTAACTTGGACTCATTCGAACCTTGAAATTCAAAAATATCTGGATTAACAATAGGTTCACTGGGGCTTATATCTTTAGATGATGGTTGAAACCATCCCGCCAATTGATCATAAGCCTTTTTCAACATGAGCCCACCAGTTAAAACAACTAGAAGGGATCCAAAGAATTTATGTAGGGTTACCTTGGCTTGAATCCTTCTACCTAAACACTGAAGGTAGAATCTAAAATAGCCCATTTCCCATGAAATATAGGAAAGGCGTTTATAAAGCCAGGTTGATCCAAACATAAAATCTGTGAGCAATGCGAAAAGGGGGACGTACAGGTACATAAAAAGAACACACAGCCAAAATTGTAAAACAATTTTCTGTCTAGGGGTTCCATTTTCCTTGACCTCTCCAATGAAAGCTTTACCCTCATGAACAATAGAGGGTTTAAGAGCATTCCATGTGGATTGGATCACCTTAGTACGGTACGGTATGACATATGCTCCATCTTCAGACTGAGCGACCATCTGTGGGGGGTGACAGTCGCAATGCTGTTGAGGGAGACAACAGTCGGAGCAAAGGGAAACAGTAGCCATTTTCTGATCGGCAGCAAGAGCGGAATCCTGGGTGCATTCATAAGATTTCGCGACAGAGGAAAACCACTTAACAAATTCAAGAATATTGGTGAATTCTTTCACCAACTCTAAATCAGCGCGAGTGGTGTTCTTCTTAACCACGACCTTCTTTACGGTGAGTTTCCAAAAATTCGGATAATCACTTTCAGGAAAAGCCTCAGTATAAG